AATCTAGAATACCATTCTTCTCGTTTGTCCTGATAAGATCTGTTTGTGCTGCGTCACCACAGAAATGGATCTTACAATTCTCACCACACCTTGTTATTATACTATCTAACTCATGAAAATTCAAGTTTTGTGACTCATCTACAATCACAATTGAATCATCTAGTGTAGTACCACGGATAAAAGATGTAGACCAGAAGGTTACACTCTCCTGTTCCTTGAGATTGCCCCATAACATTTCAAATTCTTGATCAGTAGGCAACTCAAACATATATTTGACCATATTTTTATATGGTATCTGGTATAAGAATGATTTGTCCTCATGATCACCAGGTAAGAAACCAATCTCCCTTGTAGACACTAAAGATCTTACTATCACTACCTTATTGTAAGGAGTTATAGGATCTAAAACGTCTTTTAGTGCATTGTACAGGGTTATAAATGTTTTACCCGTACCAGCAGCACCATATAGGAATAGATTTTTACCTTCTTTATATGATTCAAAGGCAATTTTTTGATTAGCAGTGATAGGTTCCACTGCTACCATCTGATCAACGTTGTATGGTTTCTTTCTCTTCATTTGCTTAGTAGACCTACCAAGCCCAACGTTGTTGGCCATTTTCTTTTTTCTTGCTGGCATTAGAAGTGAGTTCTTTTTTGAGGTTTTACTTTGGATCCTGGCACTTGTGCTACTTTAGATAACACTTCTTGCCAACCTCCATCAGTTCTAGAGTACACATCTCCTGTACCACTGACTACTCCTCCTGATCCTTTCGACCAATCTTTATCCCAATCAGGGTTATCTTTTCTCCACTCATCATACTCTTTCATTGTCATAGACAGTTCTTTGGTCTCACCTGTCTTCAAATTTTTTAGTGGATATGTTGGCATGGGTGTTTGCGAGTGATTTATTTATTGAGTCCTGAATAGCAGCACTAAAGTGTAATGGTTTAGCAGTACACATATTGCATACGTTCTCTGCTATTCTACTATTAGTACAGAACTTTGTCAATTCATCATCACTACAATCAACAGACACTCCATCTACAATATAATCTTGCCATTCATCATCATCACTTTGTCCTGTGACAGACAGCAACTCTCTCAAAAATGCAGTGTTAGGACACTTCCATAGTCTACCATTGTATAACTGAGCGTTAGGACAGGAGCAAACCTTATAACTTTTACTGATATTATTATGGTTGTAAGGATGTACTTTACCGTCTCGTTTTTTTATTGAATCAAACCATCTATCCTTACCAGTATGGTGTTCGGTGACCAGTACCTTAGGATGATTGAACTTCTTTATTATATCCACCACTTCTGGTAAATGTACGCTGACTCGTAGATATATTTTAGGGTCTTCTAATGCTCTTCTAATCCAAGTTTCATTCTGTAAGAGAAGTAAACCGTTAGTGTATAGATAGACAACATTTCTAGTGTGTGATCTGCATTCATGTAGTATCTCCTCACATCTGGGGTTTAGTAAAGGTTCACCGCCAATGATGGACACTCTATCTATATCCAGTCTTGGTAATATAACTCTTATATCTCTCAACAAAGCATCAGTATCTAACTTACTACCAGAGGAAAAGTAATTGCTGAAATGGTTGCACCCTTTGCATGATAAGTTACAACCTATCGTAGTACTTACGTCAAGTATGCTCAGTTTTGGCAAGATAAGCAGCTCCTATACTAGTGCCTCCATCAGTGGAGATTGGTTCAGCATAAATTTGTCTACCCAATTCCTTCTTTAGCATGTAGTTAACAGTACAATTCAAGAAGCAACCACCAACAAGTATTAGATTTTTATCTGTTAGGTCTGCTAACTCAAGTGCTTTCTTCTCCCACCTTTTCTGTACATTATAACAATCACTAGGTCCATAAGATGCTTTACCCATGACCTTACCAGCATCCATGTAATGCCATCCATGTCTAATACAACACTGCTCAAAATCCTTACCAGTTCCTATGTTAGATTGATCAAAATATCTTTTATGTATCACATTCCATGATGGAAGATCATACATGCTTTCTATTTCTATCTTCTCACCTGTCTTAGAACCATTAGCATCCACCACAATGACAACTGCATCATCAAACCCAGACCTATACCATGCACATGCAGCATGAGTCATGTGATGACGGTCACGATAGTCATAGACCTTTGCATTAGGAAACATCTTAGTTACCATTCTTAGATCCATCACTGATAATAGTTGTTCAGTTGGATTATCCCAGTAACAATGTGATACTGCTATCACATCAATATTACAATCAATATATGGCAGTAAACATTTGATTGAGTTACTATACTTTTTTCTATTAATTCTTTCTGCTTCCAAATAAAAATCCACTACACCATCTTTCATGATGCAGATAGATGCGTTATTAGATAAGTTTACTCCTAATATATTCATAAAAACCTAGGGGGCAAAAAATTTACGGAGTTTTTTTCCCCGAATATTTGAAAATAAAAAGTCATTTTCCCCTGAGTATACCGATCTCTGGAAAGTAAATGTAATCTAACTCACTGTTCTCTAGTGTTCTGATAGCATCCTCTGGTGTCTCAACCATTGGTTCACCTGCTAGATTGAATGATGTGTTGAGTAGTATAGGTAGTGATGTAATTTTCTCAAACTCAGTTATCAAATCATAGAAGTGTTGGTTCTGTTCTCTCGTAACAGTTTGAACTCTACATGTATTATCAATATGATTAATTGCAGGTAAATTATCCACCCAATCTTCTCTCATATCAACAGCAAAGGTCATGAACGGTGACTCATCTAGACCTGCCATGTCAAAGTACTTGTTAGCATGTTCTTTTAGAACAGTACCTGCAAAGGGTCTAAATGCTTCTCTATGCTTGATTTTATTTACTTTATCCTTTCCCATAGGATCTCTAGGATCATAAAGTATAGAGCGATTACCTAGTGCTCTTGGACCTGCTTCAGATCTACCCTGAAATATTGCTATGACCTTACGTCCATCTCCAGAATAAAACTTATCCTGCTCCAAATATTTTTCACCATAAGCTAAGAGTGATGCTACTTCTTTAGGAGTAACACTCTCACCACTAATATTAGATAGATCATACTTAGGTCCGAGGTAAATGTTTTTCATAACCAATTTGGTTTTCTGGATGGGTCACGTAGATAATTAGATGCAGCCCAAGGTTTGCTGCCAATGTAATTTTGGTAAGCAGTAAAAGTGTCAATGCTTGTGTCATGTTTATACTCATCAGGCATAGCACGAGTAAAAGACTTGGGTGTGGTTGGTTTACGAAGAGGAATAATACTTGCTGCTTCTTCTATAGTTTGCTGACAACTATGCACCTTACCATATCTATGCGTATACTCTGCACACAATGCTAGACCATGAGTAAGTAACCACCATGTATTAGTCAGTGATTCATTTGCCCAGATAGTACAAGGATGATTACGGAATGCACCTTTCTCTGTCTTGTATGGTTCGCCATTGGTACGATGCAATTGACCATAACCATGACCCCATTTGTCAGAACAAACAATAGAAAGCATTTGACATGTTTCTAATGGCATCTTGACTACATGCTTATCAGGTAAGCATTGAGCAGACGTATAGGGTGATGGATCAGTTACGAAGATGTTCATAATGTTCTAATAATGCAGACCCAATAGCAATACCACCATCGTATGCAATAGGATCTACGTACAAATTTATATCTAACTCTTTTATTATACTCTGATTTGCTGCACAATTCAAGAAGAATCCTCCACTCACAACAACATTCTTTTTCCCACTCATCTCAACTGCTTTCTTTATCATAAAGATTGCATGTTTTTCAGCAGACTTTTGTAATCTATATGCTAAATCTTCTGGTCGGTATGCAGTACCGTGATATTCAGTTGTATTTCCTGAAGCATAAAGTTCTTTACTACAAAGACTATGATTGTACTCCTCTACGAATAGGTCTGTTGGTGTACCAGAATGTCCGTAAGCAGAGAGACCCATAGTTTTACCTGCCTCTATCTCATCAAAGTTACAGTACCTTGAGACTCTTCTGAATGCTTGACCTACACTAGTCCTATCACTATAAAGATTCCCTTTGTACCAGTAAGGTTCATCTAATAATTCACACTCATCCTCATTCCAAAAGGTAGAGTAATGTTTGAACAGAGGAATGAACTCACCAGAATAATCATAGATGCTTTCTATCTCAGCATACCTCAATTGAACACCTGCAGATTCATAACCTTCTGTTTGTGCCACACTATCATCAGTATGATAAGAACCTTTACCATCCATCACTACACACACTGCATCATCAAACCCTGAGTTATAAAATGCACTAGCAGCATGACACTCATGATGCCTGTTTCTATAGTCTACAATAGATAAACAACCTCTTGATCTAGCAATCTTACAGAGTTCATTTTTGGCTTTGGTTCTATCGAGGAAGGTTTGTCTAGTATATCTTGTAAAACAATCACATATGGTAAGAACATCAATACTAGAATCAATATACTTATCGGCAAGAGCCTTCGCACTGATGTCTCTTTTAGTTCTTGTGACACGTTCTTCCTCTAGGTAAAATTCTATCTCACCATCATGTAATATAACAAGTGAACCATTTTTTGCAAGATTTATTCCTGCGATTCTTTTTCCCATTCCAAAGCCTCACTAACAGCAGGGAACTGTTCAACAAATACATCTTTGACTGCCTTTGCAATCACCATGTGCTCTTTCTGAGTACCATGAGCAGACCTTAGATTTATATAGTGGATCCACGAACGACATGATCCTGTCATATAAATTCTGGTCGGTGTACACAGTGGTAGCACCATCCTAGCACACTCTTTTGCCACACCACACTCAAGCATTTGATTATATAATGCAGAAGAAGAACTGAATAAAGTTTTCATCTGCTTATTCAATTTGTCTACAACTTCAGGATCTAAATCATCAATAGAATTCTGACGGTTCTTTGAGTCTTGTCTTCTCAACTCTGGTAACACAATTGCTTCTAACAATTTAGTGTCAGCATATCTCTGACTAAACTCTTGAAAAGTAAATGATCTATGACGTAAGATCTGTGCTGCGATGGCACGAGTGGTCTCAATCTCTACTGTCATGGAAGACTGCTCGAACACAGACCAATGATTGTGCTTGATACAATACTTCAGCAGTCCAGCATACTTTTCATTCTCTTGATTGGCAGGGTTAGATACTCTGGCAATGTATGCCATCATCTGTTCTGCATCAGGAGTAATACTTACTAACTTTACTGTCATGTTGTTCTTTGAACTAAGAATTGTTCAATGTCGGTATATTCTAGCACATAAAATCTTGATCTGAATCTATGTTGTGCTAACATCTTTTCCATACGATGTTTACCGTCAAGTAATCTATATTTTTTATTGAATGGATTAGGTGTATGTATACACAGAATAGGAGGGTAGTTTATATCACAATTATGATACCTTTCTCCATGACAACAAATACATTTATCTCTTCTCTGTTCCATGGGTAAATGCATACCCTTCCATGCAATATCATCAAACAATACGTCTTGCAACCTATCATCTGTCAATAGGTGTTCTATATGTTTTAGTTCCAATACCTGCTCATATTCTGATAACCTCCAGTCACCGTAGGCACTGACAATACATCCATGGACTCCACGTAGTTTATGATTCTTCATAAGATTCATCGTAATCCATCTCAACAGGTTCAATATCATCATACTTATATGATTCTGTGTCAGAATATACCTCTGCTTTCAATGCTGATAGAAGCATCTCAAGATCAGTAACAATAATTTTTAGTTTGTCTTTATCCATTCATATAGTATAGCATAAAAAAAGGAGGGGATCAACCCCTCCTTGATGTCAACTGCAGGCTCTTGCCTTGCTCTTGACTTTGATTCCACGATACATTAGATCGTGTCTGTTACGCTTTTGTGATTCTTCAATCACTGCTGCGTTGTACTCTTCAGTGTCGTATGCGACACCACGATAAGTGACTTGTGCCATTGGGTTTCTCCTAAAGTAATGGGCGGTTTAATGCCGTTCCTTCAGTCAACTTGTGCGTCCTCAAAGAGGATGAACGATTCCGTTCCGAGTCGGCTTACTTGCGACCCCTGTCGAAGGGGGTTGAACGTTGTGTTAATTCTAACACATGT